CAGTACTGCAGCGAGAACCACGACAGTTGGTGGTAATGTGAATTTTACGAAAGACGAGTTCGGAAAACGCATTATGACTTACAATGATTTGCCGATTGTTACGGTAGATTTGAACAATGCTGGCAATTCGATCATTGGTAACGTTGAAACTACTTATACAAGTTCTGCTTGGAGTGGAACTGCAACTGGAACATCAATTTACATTATTTCAGTTGGTTCTGATATGCTTACAGGAATTCAAAATGGAAATATGATGGTCACTGACCTTGGAGAATTGCAGACACAACCCATGTTTAGAACAAGAGTCGAATGGTATGCAGCTATTGCTATTTTTAACGGTAGAGCTGTTACAAGACTTGGTTCGATTGCTGATTCTGCAATAGCTGCTTAACGAACTAATTAGCGCTCACAAGAGCGCTTTAACATTTTTTTGGAGGATTGAAAATGTCTTATACTAACAATCAGTTTACTTACGATGATGCACTTGAAGTTTTAGCTTCAGCAAGTGTTGTTGCTAGTGCAGATAGTGCTATTTTAGACCTTGGTGATGGTCTTGTTGACGGTTTGCTTGTTATTGATGTTACTTCAGTAGAAATTGCTTCGGGTAACGAGATTTACACTATTTCTCTTGAAGGTTCTAATGTCGCTGCTATGACTTCGGGTTCTGTTTGCCTTGCAAAGAAAGTGTTTGGTAATCTTGTTGTGCCTATGGATGCTGCTCTTTCTGCTGCAGGTCGTTATGTATTGCCTTTCAGAAATGAAGAGGGTGGATTGATTTACCGCTATGTGCGCATTAGTACGCTTGTTGCAGGTACAATCAACACTACGGGTATTGTTTTTGGCGCTTTTATTGCTAAAAGGAGTTAATCATGACTACACGTAACGTTGATGCTTTTGAAGTAAGAGGAAACATAAAAAGAAAACTTAGAGTTGAAGATATTGACAATTCGCAAGTTAATATTGGTACTGTTCCAGATGCTGCTAAAGCGTATGTAAGTGCTGTAAATAAAGGCGATGGAGTTTATCGCCAGACAGTTCTTACGCTTACAGCAGTGCCAATCACAATGAGAGACACTGAACAGGGTGGCGGATTTCAAATATTTACTTTCCCTGCAGGTCGTATTACTCCAATTGGAGCAATAGGAACTATAGCAGTAACTACTACTTCAGCTTTAGAGTCTTCTCTTAATGCAGCTAGCACTTGCAACTGGGGTGTTGGGAGTGCAACTCAGTCTAGTGCTACAGTTGCAACTACAGAACAAAATTTTGTAAATGTTGGAGCTTTTACATCTTCAGCAACAATTAATGTTGCAGGAGCTGCTGCAAATGCATCAGGTATTGGGATTGTTACGTCGCTTGATGGCACGTCAACACCAATTGCAGCTTTCTTGAATCTTGCTGTAGCAGGTGCTTCTGACATTGATGGTGATGCAACTGTTATAGTTACTGGTTCTGTTACTCTTACGTATGTAGTTTTGGGTGATTACTAAAAAATAGCTGGGAGTAACATCCCAGCTTAACTTTCATTCAAGGGAAAAACAATGTACGTAACAGATGAAGAATATGTTGCTTATGCTGCTCTTTTAGGAGCTATAATTCCAGCTGTTGAAGCTGATCGTACTGCACAACTTGTTGCTGCTTCAGAATATATTGAATCTCAAGAACAATATCTCAAGGGTACACGAACAGAACGCGATCAAGATTACGCATATCCAAGAGAGAATTTAGTAATCTTAGGATTTGAGTATGATGACGATGAAACTCCAAATATAGTAAAAAAAGTACAAATGGAATTAGCACTTGAAGTAAATGCAGGTGTTGATTTATACGCAAAAGTAAATGGTTTGCCAGTGACAAAAGAGAGAGTTGAAGGAGCTGTGGAAGTAAATTATGCAGCACCAACAAATCCAAAAGATTATGGTAGAACGTCAAAGGCTTTAGATTTAATGCAGCAGTTGTTACGTGGTTCTGGATTTTCAATTCCTTTAGTTAGAGTCGCATGATGAATTTTGATTATACAAAAATAGCAAAAACAACAAGTGATCTGATTACTAAATTTGGTACAAGTTCAACAGTCACGCACTCTAATGCTATTATTGACCCTGTCACTGGAATTTCAACTGGTTCACCAACGACAGAGACATTCATGACTATCAGTCCCCCAATCTCTGTGTCATCAGCGTCATCGAAAAGCAGTAGCGCTTTTGAACAACACATGATTGGTATTGCTGCTCAACTTGACAAAACTGTAAAGTTTTTTATCCTGGCGACATTAGATTCAACACTAGTACCAACTACGAGTGACACTATCACATTCGATTCTGTTGTATATAGTATTATAGGGGTAACTTGCTTAGCCCCCGCTGGAGTGGTTCTAAGTAACATCTGTTATAAAATTGGAGCCGTAGCATGAGTTTTTCAAGTGACATAAAGAAATTTTGTGATAAGACAAATACAAGGACAGAAGAGTTTGCAAGAGCTGTAAAATTATCTTTATTTTCAAGCATAATTAGTGATACAAGAGTTAAGACAGGTCGCTTAAGGGGCAATTGGCAAACGAGCACAGGATCACCCAAGTTTACTCAGATTGAAAGACTTGATCTGAGCGGGTCTGCAGCAAAACAAGAGGTTCTGAACAACATAACGGCATTTGGAGTTGATTATATGACAAATAATTTACCTTATGCTGCAGTGTGGGAGGAACGAGATGGTATGGTAGCTAAAAATATGGTAAGGCTCAAGAGAACAGTAAAAGAGGCGGCGGCAAATGCTTAAAGTCGATCAAGGATTAGTAAACTTGTTCATTAATTCGGCTTTTGGATTACCAATTTGTCACGAGAACATCCCGTATACACCAGTTGAGGGAACGCCTTATGCTGAAATTTTTGTAATACCAAACGACCAGACTGCTCTTTCACTATATGAAACTGATCAAACTGATGGAATTTTTAGAGTAATTTTAAGATACCCAGTTAACACGAGTGCTATACCTGCAAAGACTATGGCTGATACAATTTTTGCGGTTTTTAAGATTGGTTCTTACTTTTATTATGGAGATCAAAAGGTTGAAATTACAGGATTTTCAAGGAACGTTGGATTAAACGAGGCAGGCTGGTACAAACTAGTTTTGTCGATAAACTATAATGCATTTATCAGGAGGTAAATGAAAATGACTATTGGAACTGATGTAAACACGACTGCTGGCTCGACTCTTTATATTTCTGAGAGTTTACCGACAGCAGATTCACTTGCAGCTTTTCAAGCTGTAGGTTCTTATACAAAAGTAGGAGAAATTACAGACTTGTCTGAGATTCCTGTTGCTTATACTGCTGTGAATCATGAAAGCATCGATGAGAGAGCAACTAAAGTATTGAAAGGACTTAGAGAAGCTCAGACGCTTACACTTACAATGGGCAGAGTTGTCACAGATGCTGGTCAACAGCTTCTCAAGACGTACTGTGATGATGCAAGTTACAGAGATTCATTCTTGACACTAAAAATTGTGCACAAAGATGGTACTACATTTTACGGGATCGTTCTTGTAATGAGCGTTAACACTACTTTCGGTAGTGCAAACACGATCACAGCGCTTACAGCTACTTTGACTTTCAATTCTGATGTCTGGGAAGACACGACGACATATTATACTGTGCACTATGTTGCTGGGACTGGAGGATCAATTGTCGGTGATGCAATACAAAGAGTTGCTGATGGTGCTGATGCCACACCAGTGTATGCACATGCTAGTGCGCTCTATGAGTTTACCGAGTGGGACGTGATTCCTACGACAGATAATCCGAGAACAGATACAGCAATTGATGCTGATGTGACAGTTACTGCAACGTTCACTTTGGTTTAATAATTTTAAGGTAAGGCAATTGCCTTACCTTATACGCACTCTTGGGGAGTGTGTTTCTAAACAATACAGGGTATTGAGGGGAACAAGCTATGATTGATTTTTCAAGTTTAAACGAACAAGAACATGCTGACAAGGGCGCAGTGCTGAAGACTGTTATGGCTCCAGATGGTAAAACTGTTCTTGAGGGAGTGACTGTTACTTGTCTTGGAGCAAACTCGACAATAGGTAGAAATCTCATTTCTAAAGTGAGGAGTCACACAATCCAGTCTTTAAGTAAGAGGACTCTTGATGATAGTTACGAAGAAGCCACAGACAAACTTGTTGCTTTGACGACAAGTTGGACTATTACGATGAATGGACAAGAGTACAAATGTTCTTCAAAGAATAAGAGAGATTTGTACGAAAACCCAGGGTACGAATGGTTCAGGATTCAAGTTTTAAATTTTATTGATGGGTCAGAAAATTTTTTCGAACTGAAGAGCGAAAGTTAATTGAATTCGCTCGTTTTTCAGCATGGTTAGATGCGATACAGTATAGTGATAAAGGAGAAAAACTTGAATCGAGGAGGAAAAGCTATACTGGAAACATCGCTGAACCAGGAAAATTAAAGTATTTATTCGATTATATACTCAGTGCAGGACTTTTATTAAATTGGCAAGAGATTAAAGCATGGGCAGAGATGTCTGGAACATTGTTAGAGCCTATAGAAGCAGAAATTCTATATAATGTAAGTGTTGCATATAGAAACGAGATGTGTGAAGCAAGTAAGACAACATGTCCATGTCCGATTGAAAGCAAAGAACAAGTAATTGACGACAAAATCAAAAGAGTACTGAGGACAATTAAAAAATGAGTGAAAATGTCGATTTTGCTTCTCTTATAGTAAAAGCTGATACAAAAAGTCTTGAAGAGTTGTCGCAAGCGCTTAACGGTTTACCAGCTAAAGCTAAACCTGCAGAGAATTCTATTTATGGCTTGACAAAAACAATATCGAATTTTGCTAAAGCAGCTGGAGTTGTTTATGTAATTAAAAAAGCTTCTCAAGCAATTGGTGGTCTTGTTACTGCTTCTAAAGAATATGCTGACTTAGCCAAAATAGGAATTAATGCTTCATCAAAGCTACAAGCTGTTATCAAGTCAACAGGTGGTGCTGCTGGTTTTACTGCTGATGAACTCGAAAAAATGGCAAGTGACTTGCAAAGCGTTACGACATGGGGTGATGAGGCAACAGTCAAAATGCAGGCTGTTCTTCTTGGATTTCAAAATATTAAAGGTGACAATTTTAGACGAGCAACTGAAGCAATTCAAGACATGTCAGCAGTTATGGAAACTGATTTAGTAAGTAGTGCACAGTCTTTAGGAAAAGCGCTTGATTCACCGACACAAGGTATGTCATCTTTAAGCAGACAAGGATTTGTGTGGACTGAACAAGAAAAAGAACAAGTAAAAAAACTTGAACAGTCAGGTAAACTTTTTGAGGCTCAAGCAATAATTTTAAAATCGGTAGAGAGTGCGTTTGGTGGTGTCTCTAGAGCAATGGCGTTAACTGATGCAGGAAAACTTGAGCAGCAGAATAATGTTTTAGGCGATCAGAAAGAACTTTTGGGTAAAGCAATTTTGCCTTTAATGGTTGAATGGCAAACAGCTTGGACATCTCTGGTTACTCATATCACACCAAAATTATTACCAATTATAGAAATATTAACAGGTGTAGTTAGAGACAAGTTAGCACCAGCGTTAAAAAACATTGCTGAATCTGAAACATTGAATAATTTCTTGGATTTCGCTCCTGGTGCTTTTGAAGACATTTCTATTATGGTTGGTAATTTAATTACTAATTTGGGCAAATTACCACCTCTCGAAGGATGGGAAAAGTTAATCAAGCTGCTGAGTGATTATGCAAAAATATCAGCAAGTCAGGCAAAGTATAGCGAAATCACAGCTGAAACTGAAAAACTGTTACGAGTGATGAATGAAGAAAAAGAACTTAAAAAACTCATAACAGAACTTACAGATGAACAAACAAAAGGAATACAAAATCAATCAGCATATACTATAGCACAACTTGCTCTAGAGAAAAGTTTTTTGACTTACGATGGTAAAAAAATAACCACACTACAAGGACTGATTGATAGATATGATGAATTAATAAAAAAGAAAAAAGAAATCATAAATGAAAGTAAAAAAGAAAAACAAGAAGTTATTACAGGAGCGCCAATTGGTGGAACAGGAGACACTGAATCTCTTAAAGAATGGAATAAATTAGTACAAGATGGAACTAAATATACTGAACAAGCAAGAAATCCACTTGAAGAACTAGCACACTTACATAAAGAACTGGGCGGATTGCTTAATAAGGGTATAATTTCATGGGAGACTATGAACAGGTTGATGACTAAAGCTGAAAAAGATTATAAAAAAAATGTTCAATCTGAGATAGACACTTTGACATCAGGTTTACTTACTGAAGAACAACAAATAAAAGAATCATACGAGAGACGCAGACAAGCAATACTTGATGCAACTGTTCTTACAGGAGAACAGAAAATATCATATATAGAAACTTTAAACAAAAAAGAAAAAGAACAACTAATAAATCAACAGCGAGAAAACATCGACAGAATATCATCAGGTTTACTTACTGAAGAAGAAATAAGAAACAGAGATTATGAGCGAAGAAAAGCTGATATTATAAAGTCAACTAGCATTGAAGAAGATGTCAGAAAAGAACTTTTAAATAGACTTGAAGAACAACAACAAGACCCATTTGGAAAAAATAAAGTTTGGGAAAACTATGCAGAAAATCTTGAAAAGAACATGATAACAACTGACACAATAATGAGTGACACTTTAGATAACATGACTTCAGGTTTTGGCAATTTCTTTTCAAATGTAATAATGAATTCAGAAAACATGGGAGAAGCTTTTGAAAACGTTGGAAAAAACATCTTATCATCATTTATAGGAACACTTGGAAAAATGCTAATGCAGCAGATTGCTTATGTTATAGCAAAAAAGGGCGTAGAAAAAGGCGCACAAGCTGCTGCTATTCCGATTTACACTGGTAATGCTGAAGCAAGTTCACTTTTAGCAGGTATAAATGCTTATGCAAGTGCTGCAGCAATACCATTCACTGGTTGGCTAGCAGCACCTGGAGCAATGGCTGCAGCACTTGCTGTGACACAGCCGATGGTTGCTGGCGTAACAACAGCTGCAACTGCTGCACTACTTGACAAAGGGGGAACAATACCCCCTAATGCAATAGGTATAGTTGCTGAAAGGGGTGATGAAATTGTAAACGGCATGCTAGTCAAAGGTCCAGCAAGAGTAACAAGTAGAGAACAAACAGCAAATATGCTCGCTGGAGGATCGAAAGTCACAGAACTGCACACACATGTACATATTGAAGGAAACTTTATTGGCAACAATGCTGCAATGAGAGACTTGTCAAGAGAAGTCTGGAAGCATCAAGAAAAAGAACTCACAAGAATTGGAGCAATTGCATAATGGCAGCACTTGGAGACATCTACATCGGTGAAACTGAAAATTTGGTCTTATTGTCTTCTTATGGTCGTGAATTAAAAATCATTACAGAAGAGACTGGCCGTTCACAAAGAACTTACGATGGCACTTTAAAAACAGACATCACATCTATAAAATACAGATTCGAGATTCCATATCAGTACACAAATGGTGATGTTCTTGCTCAAATCATAACGCTTTATGATTTACATACAGGCCTTGAACTCAAAATTTATGATTCACCAACAACATGGTTTTTAAATGACGAAAGTTCAACACCAATTGTAAAAATAAATCCCATTTCAAGAATCCGTTTTGTCTTAAGCAATCCAGTGATCTGGAAAAATGTAAATCTAGTATTGGACGAGATATGACATTACTATAGTCTATAGTAACCTTAGGATTGTTTATTATAATGTGCTAGTGAACATAAGAGATATGTTAAGCAACAAAAAAAGACATGAATTAATATGATAACAGCACCTTCAACAGCATTTACAACAGCAGCAAGCGCTGATTTCAGGCGCCCTAAAGTAAGTTTAGAAGTGCTTTATACTGACCCGTTTGTTCAGTCAGGCATAACAGTGACATCAGATTATGTAAATAATTTTGGCGATTTAGATACTAGTATTGTAGACGATTTTTTGAGTCAAACAGCTGATACTATGGTTACTACACCTCACAGATATATTGTTAACGATGGTTCTTTTAGAACAGATGGGACTTGGTATGCAATGCCAAGTGAAATTGCTCAAGTGGCTTTTAATCAAGTTGGTTGGTATACTAGTGGAGTTGCAGATGGTGATGGAAATTTTGCGACACCTCAAGAAATTGTTATAACATTTGCTGAAGTAAGAGCAATAAAAACACTTACAGTATATGGGAAAAATAAAGTTACAGATCCAGATGAATACACGATAGATGAAAACGAATATCCCACAGATTTCGACGTGTTTATTTATGATTCTAGTAATAATATTCTAAACCCTGTTACAAATTTTGAAGGTACACAAGTAAGTACTACTCTTGATTTCACAAGTGACGACATTGTCACAGCTAAATATGTGAAACTTGTACTAAACTCTTGGTCTAGAATAAATACAATTGGCAAAATAACAGAGTTTTTTGGTGTTCTTACAGACACTTTTACTGGTAGTAATATAGTTTCAATTGATGTTCTTGAAGAAATAGAATCTGACGCTGGATCTCCATTCGGTGTCATGTCTTGCAATGAACTTACAGTAGAACTACAAAACATTTCAGTTACAAAAGATTCAATATTATACAAAGATCCTTTTTTACCAGAAAATACTGATAGCTATTTAAATGGTTCTATGACTCAAAACGCAAGATTTAGTCCAAGTTTAGGTTTTAAATTGCAAAGTGGAACAACTGAACTTGTTCCAATGGGAGTTTTTTGGACTACAGAATGGAATGCATCACAAACAGAATCAACTGCGACTATAATTGCTAGAGATAGACTTGAGATTTTAAGAAATAACGTGTTTAAGCAAGTTGAAGTGCTTGTTGGTTACACTCTTAAAGAATTAGCAGAATATATTTTTCTTGATGCTAAAATAAATATACCTTTGAATGATCTAGAGTGGAGCATAAGTGAAGAATTAGACAATGTTAATTATACTGTCGCTTATACTTGGTTTGGTGAAATCAGTTATTTTGAAGCTATATACAAGATTTGTCAAGCGTGCTTAGGCAGAGCATACTCAAACAGGTATGGTGTGATCATTCTTGAAACCTATGCTTCTGATGAATCATCTTCACCAGTGTTTACAATAAATCAGTTTTTCAAACAGAGTAGGTCGATGCAACAGTTGAAAAACTATATTGAAGTCCCAGTCACTCCACTTTTATTAAGTGAAGAAGCAACAGATATTTACACTTCAGAGCTTATTTCAGTAACTCCTGGTGACACTACGATAGAAAGAACTGTGACTTGGGACGATGATGCAGTATTAGAACATGAAATTGCTTTTCCGATAATGGTCGGAGTCACAATGGATCTAACACATTATGAATATACTCCATCGAGTGCAATTTTAACGTTTACTAAAACTAGTGGAACAGAGGGAACTTTCAAATTTAAAATTTCAGGAAAAACTCTCTACCAAGATTCAAGTATTGAACCTATAATTGCACAAAACACTGAATCTATTTCAAAGTATAATAAACAAATTCACAAGGTATCTGAGAACTTTTTGATCTCGACACAAAATCAAGCTACAGACATTGCAAATTCTATGTTGACATTCTTGTCTAATCCAAGACGTGACATTGTCACTACAGTTCAAGGAAACCCATGTACTGAGATTGGAGACATTGCTTCAATTAATGTTTACAACAAATCTGGAAAATATGAGACTTGCAGGACAGTGCGACAGCAATTTAAAGTAGATGACAGTGGACTAACGTGTTCTATTACAAGTAAAAAAACTTTATATTTAGAGGAGTAAATAATGGCTGGAGAAATTTGGACTGCAAATAAAACAAATTGGGTAGTTGAGGGAGTACCTACAACTTTCTTCAATAGGATTGAAGCAAATCAAGTTGTCACATATAGAGGTGGTGGGCTTGCTTCTGCTGACTCTATTCCAACAGTAACTACTGCTGAAAATCTAAGTCTAGACATTGGCGAGACATACCAAACTCTAAAAGTAAACGGATCGACTCAATTAAGGTTTATTTCGACAACAGGAAGACAACCAGGAAATGTTATACACTTGATAAAAACAGTAGAGCAGTGTCAGATTTATTTTTCTTCTGACTTACCTCCTTCAAATACATTACCAATAGTAACTGGGTACACTGGTATTTA